AAAGTTTATAATTTTACTTTTAATGTCTCTGAAGTCGAAGCAGACGAAATAGAAACCTTCCTTGATGCCCGTGCAAATGATAGTGATAGCTTTGATTTTACTGCACCTGGAGAAGCTGCTGCACAAAAATTTGTTTGCGAAAGCTGGTCAAAATCTATACCATATAACAATAGAGCAACGATCCAAACAACATTTAGAGAAGTATTTGAACCATGAGTACTGCTCCCATTATTACTGATCTACAAAAGATCAATCCTTCAGCAATAATTGAATTATTTACATTAACAACTGATGCAACTCTGCATGGTTCTGCTCAAACTTATAGATTCCATAATGGAACGAGTCTAAATGCTAACGGAGATATTATCTGGGCTGGCAATCAATATTTAAAAATGCCAATAGAGGCAGAAGGGTTTGCATTTCAAAAAGGTCAACTTCCCAGACCAACTCTTACTGTTAGTAATGCCCTTGGAACTATCACAGCCATTTTGTTAAATGTAAATGCAGTGATGGCAGGAAACGATCTGACAGGGGCTACTGTAACCAGAATTAGAACATTGGCACGTTATCTTGATGCTGTTAATTTTCCTGTAACATCAACCAGCACCACGACTACAACAACGATTGCTGACCCTGCTGATGCTGAATCTGTAACTTATACTGTCACTGTTCATAATCCTGGAAGTGGAAATATTTTTAGAATAAATGGTGTAAATAATCCTGTTATTACAATGAAAAGAGGATCTACTTATATTTTCGATCAATCAGATTCTTCAAATAGTGGACACCCTTTGGCAATAAAATCTGATGCTGGAGGAGCACAAACTACAACTGTATCTGGAACTGCTGGAAATGCAGGAGCTACAGTAACCTATCAACCAGCTTATCCCTCTGCTCCAAATGATTTGAGATATTATTGTACAGTTCATGGAAATGGCATGGGTAATACAATTACGATGAATGATCCAAATACAACGACTCAAGAAACAACGACTACCACATCTCAGCAGGTAAATCCATTAGGCACACCAGATCCTACAGCAGAATTTCCACAAGAAATCTATAAAATTGATAGAAAAGCAACAGAAACTAGAGAAGTTGTACAGTTTGAACTTGCTTCAGTATTGGATCTTGCTGGTATAAGAGCACCAATGCGTCAATGCACCAGAACTGAATTTCCTTCTATTGGTACGTTTATAGCATGAGTTGGAAATATAAAGCACTGCTTCATGCTCAACGAGAAGATCCTAAAGAATCTTGCGGACTTTTACTAAATATCCGAGGAAAAGAAAGATATTTTCCTTGCCGTAATTTATCAATGACAGATCATCAATGCTTTATCATTGATCCAGAGGATTATGTAAAAGCAGATAATACAGGAGAGATAACAGCCGTTGTCCATAGTCACCCCATAACACCTCCAACTCCTAGTCAGGCAGATAAAATTAGCTGCGAACAAAGTAATCTTCCTTGGCATATTGTTAACCCAAAAACAGAACAATGGGGATATTGTGAACCATGCGGATACAAACCACCTTTATTGGGTCGGCCTTGGGTCTGGGGAGTTACTGACTGCTGGAGTTTAGTTAGAGATTGGTATAAAGAAGAAAAGAATACTGAACTTAGAGATTGGGATAGACCAACAACACCAGAGGAGTTTATATTGAACCCAATGTTTGAAAGTTGTGCATGGAGAACAGGTTTCAGAGAACTTAGACCAGATGAAAAAACAATTAATGGCGATCTTTTGTTTATGTCTATTGGATCTCCTGGTTTAAATCATGTAGCTATTTTCTTAGATGGAGATGTTTTACATCATTTAACCGATAGACTATCTTGTAGAGAGGCTTATTCTCAATGGCTACTGAAATGCACAGGAGGGAGGTATCGTTATGTTGCGTAAAGTAAAATTATATGGAGAACTCGCTAAATTTGTAGGCCATAAAGAGTTTGAAGTAAAAGTAGACAGTATTGGTAGAGCAGTAAGTTTTTTAATAAATAATTTCCCTGGAATCGAAAAGTATATGTCTCCAAAATATTACCAAGTAAAAGTGGGCAACTACGAAATAGGTGAAGATGAATTGCATTATCCTATCGGACAAAAAGAAGATATACATTTCGTTCCAGTTATCAGTGGTGCTGGAAGAGGATTAGGTAAAACTTTACTAGGAGTAGCTTTGATCGGTATAGCGATAGCAGCACCAGGAGCAGGATTTATGGCTCAAGGTGGTTTTGGTTTCGGGTCTACAATGACTACTGCTGCTGGAGCAGTAAAATTTAGCATGGCAGCTACTTTAGGAAATATAGGTATAGGTTTAGCTTTAATGGGTGTATCTGAAATGCTCACTCCGTTACCCGAAAAAAGAGACTTTAATAGTGAAGAAGATCCAAGACTGTCATATAACTTTTCTGGAACTCAAAACACTTCACGAGCAGGAACTCCCGTTCCAATCTGTTATGGAGAAATAATAACTGGATCGGTGGTCATCAGTGGTTCAATCGACACCCAACAGGTACAAGCATGACAAAACCTAAAGGTATTCAAGGTTCTGGAGGTAGAAGAAGTCCTCCACCTCCTCCCCAACCAACTAGGACACCCGATAATTTACATAGTAGGCAGTTTTCTACTATTCTCGACTTAATTTCTGAAGGAGAAATTGAGGGATTTGCCAGTGCTTCAAAAGAGGGAAGAACACAAGGAACTACCGCATATAACAATGCTGCGTTAAAAGATGTATTTCTAAACGATACTCCTGTTTTGAAAGCATCGGCTGACTCCACCAATCCAAGTGCAACTGATTTCAACTTCCAAGACGTAAGTTTTACTCCCAGATTTGGTACAGCTAATCAGACAAAAATTCCAGGTGTTGAGAGTAGTTCTTCTGTTACATCAGTAGGAGTAACTGTTACTGCTTCTACACCAGTTACAAGACAGATAACAAATACAAATGTAGACGCAGTAAACGTAACAATAACTTTTCCCCAACTACAAAGAGCCACCGATAAAGGAGATTTACTTGGATCGTCTGTATCTTTAAAAATTTCAGTTCAATATAATTCTGGTGGTTTTACAGATGTTATCAGCGACACAGTTACAGGTAGAACTGCTGATGCTTACCAAAGAGATTACAGAGTAAATCTCACTGGTGCATTTCCAGTAGACATAAGAGTTAGCCGAGTTACAGCAGATAGCACAAGTGCGAGCCTTGTTGATTCATTTTTATGGACAAGTTTTGGTGAAATAATTGACGATGCTAACACCTATGCCAACAGTGCCTATGCTTCTGTTCGATTGGACTCTATGCAGTTTCAATCAATACCTAGCAGAAAGTATCGTGTCAGAGGAGTAAAAGTAAGAATCCCTGGTGCTGGTGCAAATAGTTCGGGTACTCCAAGTGTGGACAGTGCAACAGGCAGGATAGTGTACCCAGACGGATACATTTTCAATGGAGTTATGGGTGCTGCTCAATGGTGCTCGTGCCCAAGCATGGTGCTACTGGACTTACTTTTAGACACACGCTATGGATTTGGCAATCATATAACCGAAAGTTCTCTTGATCTTTTTTCTTTCGTAAATGCAAGTAAGTTTGCAAACACTCTAGTATCAGACGGGTTAGGAGGACAGGAAGCCAGATTCAGTTGTAATGTAAATATTCAAAATCTTCAAGAAGCATTTACTTTGATAAATGAACTCGCTGGAGTAATGCGATGTATGCCTATTTGGTCCGCTGGATCGGTAACAATCACACAGGATAAACCAACAGATGCCAGTTATCTATTTAACTTATCTAACGTAGGCGAAGGTGGATTTAGTTACTCAGGCAGTAGTTTAAAAACAAGACATAGCGTAGTATCTGTTTCCTACTTCAACATGGATAGTAAAGAAGTAGATTTTGAGGTTTATGAAGATGCCGATTTAATCTCTAAGATAGGGGTAGTTATTAAGCAAGTAAAAGCATTTGCGTGTACCAGCCGAGGCCAGGCTAGAAGATTAGCAAAAGCAATCGTTTTTTCGGAAAATAATGAGTCTGAGGTCTGCACTTTCACGACATCAATAGATTCTGGTGTAGTGGTTAGACCTGGTGCTGTTATAGAAATAGCAGATCCCGTAAGATCAGGAGTTCGCAGAGGTGGAAGAGTTAGTTCTGCCACAACGACCCAGATAACTGTAGATGATTCTGCTGCAACCGATTTACCAACTACAAATAATCCAACATTGAGTGTAATACTACCTGATGGAACTGTTGAAACCAAGTCAGTATCAGGTGTCTCAGGTGCGGTTGTAACAGTATCCTCTGCTTTTTCTCAAACTCCAAATGCTAATACAGTTTGGCTATTGCAAGATGATACAGTTCAAGCCCAAAAATTTAG